GTAGAGGCTTTGTTTACGACAGACTGGTATGCGGTCGGTTCTAAGATCATCAGCCTGATCGGTGATGGCATGAGAGCGGCGGGCCATTTTGTCAGCTCGGCTGCGTCAGAGGCCGCAACGAAGATCGCAAATTTTTTGAAAGGCCACTCGCCGCCGCCGATGGGTCCTTTGCATGATCTCAATCGAGTACCGCTGATGGAGACCGTCGCGAAAGGCCTCGACCCGGGGCCGGGCGTCATGGCCGCTCAACGCGCAGCGCAAGAGATCAGCTTAGCGCTTAAGCTCGGGAGCTTCAACCACTCCCCTGAGTTCGCTAAATCAGCGGCATTTACCCAGAACGCTTATGCACTGATGGCGCCTGAGATCCGCGCCTCGTCTGGCCGTCCTTATGAGGGAGGCGAGCCTTCGATAGTTATCCATAGCGCGCCGGTGATTACGCTCGGTGGCGGGATCACCGTCGAAGATCTCTTGCGCGCGCTTGATTCGCATGACAGGGAGCTCGTAGACAAGGTACGTGCTGGCATCGATAGCCGAGCTAGGGAGCAATACTGATGTTCGCTTGGCTTGGTAACATCACAATCGATATCATCGAATCGCCTGACAGCTATACGGCGAAGCGCGCATATGACTATGCCGAGCATAAGGTCGTCGAAGCGAAGCCTGCGCTGCAGTGGATCTACGACGGCCTTGAAGAGCTTAAATTCGAGTTCAAGATGCACGTTGCTTATACGAATCCCGCGACCGGCATCCAGAACCTCAGGCAAGCGGCTAGCGCGCACCAGATTTTGCCGTTGATCTTCGGCAACGGTTATCACCGCGGAAAGTTTGTCATTATTGAGCTTGAGGTCGATTATCAATCGATGAGCGACCTAGGCGATTTAATCTATATCATCGTGCACGTTACGCTGAAGGAGATCGTGCCCGATACGCCGATAAATCCGCAGGTGCCGAACTTTGTGCCTCCGGGCCTTCAGCAGCCATCGGATCTTCCTACCGACCCGACGCAGCCGACGCTCCAGCCGACGATGCCGCAGTCAGGCTTGACGCCGCTTCTTAATTCATCAGGGCCGTCGACGCCGTTTGTCAATGACTTTACGACTATCACAGCATCGGCCATCGTGAGGTCGCCGAGCTAAAAATGGCAAGCATACAAGCCATCCCGTATACGACCGTCGCCGGCGACCGCTGGGACTTGCTCGCTTGGCTCTATTACGGCGACCCGACGAACTACCAGCCGATCATCGATGCAAATCCGTACATCGGGATCTCGCCGGTATTACCGCAGGGGCTTAAGATCTTCATCCCGATAATCGCAGCGCCGGCGCCGGCGACGAACAAGCTTCCACCTTGGGGCTCTATCTGAGATGCCATCAACACCTGAGATAGCACGCGGCCCTAAGTGGCAGATCACGTACAAGGGTGGCGATATCACGAAAGATATCGCTGGCCAGGTGCTGAAGATCACCTATACGAGCCACATCCACGGCGCGGCGCCGAACCTCGAGCTTCAGGTTGAAGATAAGGACAAGCGCTGGCAGTCTTCATCTTATCCGGCGGTCGGCGATGTCATCTCGTTAGCTATCGGCTATTCAGATGCGCCGCTATATCCGTGTCCCGCATTTCAGATCGATGAGATCAAGCTTGATGGGCCGCCTGATACATTTACTATGATGGGCCTGGCGACTTTCATCACGCCGGCGATGCGCGAGCACAACAACGGCGCGTATACGAATCAGACACTGCTCGATATCGCAAATACGATCGCCGCTAAGTACGGGCTTAAGGTCTACGGCATCCCGAATAACTTGAATCCGAACTTCGGCTATCTCCGACAAAAGCAAGAGACTGACCTAGGTTTTTTGAAGCGCTTAGCGGAAGAGTATAACTATAACTTCACGATCCGCGATGGCATGCTGATCTTTACTTGGCGCGCGGACCTCGAAAATCAGCCAGCGACGGTCACTGTGACGCGGCCCGATGTCGAGAAGTTTTCATTCAAGCATAAGACGCGCGGCATCTATAAGTCGTGCGAGCTTTCGTATTTTGACCCTGTCGGCAAGACTAATATCACCGTCGAGGTCCCAGCGACTGAGCCGGGCGCTGAGACTAATACGAGCGTGCTTAAGCTGTCAGGCGAACGCGTCGAGAATGCATTGCAAGCCCAGCTGAAAGCGACTGCGCAGCTTCACTTGATGAATATGCTCGCTCAGACAGGTTCGTTCTCAGGGCCTGGCAAACCGGCTTATGTCGGCGGGAATAATCTGCAACTGACCGGGTGGGGCGTCTTCGATGGCAAGTGGATGATGGAAGAAGTCCAGCACGAACTGATCCGCTTGCATGGTTATACGTCTCACGTCAAGATGCGGAGGGTCGATTGAGCTTCATCGGCCTAGATGATATCGAGATCCGCCGGCAAGCGACAGGCTATGGCGCGCGCAACAAACCGTTTCGTACGGGCCTTGTTGTCGCGCTCGATCCTGACGCTATCAACGGCGGCGGGCGTGTCAAGGTGCAATTTGAGGACTATGCGCCGGCAATATCTGACTGGCTACCTATTACGTATCAGAGCAGCTTCGGAAATAAGCACTGGTGGCTTCCTAAGATAGGCTCGCAGGTCACGGTGCTCTTCGATGATCGTGATGAAGCTGGTACCGTGCTCGGTACGCCATACTCGCTTGTTGATTCGCCACCGGGCGCGACCGCGCCATCGCCGCTCAAGCTGACGAGCGATAGCGCGGGTTCGCCGTCGATGACGCCGCTTACCGGCTCGCTCGATGATATGTTCACGCAGGCCGCGCTGACTTGCCCGGGCCTTGCGACCGCTATCTCCGGCGTCTCAGGCAAGAATGTCTTGAAGGCGCTTGCTACCTCTGAATCGAGCTTGAATCCTAATGCGGTCTCAGAGCCGGCGCGCGATGGCAGCCGGTCTTGGGGCATCATGCAGATCAATACGACAGCGCATCCGGGCTATCCTCCAGACGAGCTGACATCCGATGTCGATCTGAACATCAGGCTGGGAACGGCCGACCTATGCGGAAAGCTCGCGCACTACGGAAATATCAACGATGCTATCGGGCACTATAAAGGCTGGAGCGGATCGTACGGGAGCACGATGTCGCCGACAGGCGTCGGCCAGGTCAATAACGTGCTTAACATCGCGCAAGGGCTAGGGATGTCGTAATGGATCCATGGACCGAAAATGATATCGGTGAAGAGTGCGCCGATGGCACGACCTGGCGCTACCATCAATCGACCGGCGCCGGCGACGATGCTGTGCTTTCGGTCGCGTTCTTCGATGGCACGCACTTCAAGTACGATGTTACGAACAGCCTCATGCAGTGGTTTTTTCGCGACGGCGCGATCATCAAGTACGATGCTGTTGCGCACGCCTATAGCATCTCATTGCCCGATGGCGCGACTTTCCAAGTAACGCTTAACGGCGCGACTATTTCGGTCGATGCGGACGGCAAAATTTCGCTGCAAGCCGCGACCGATATAGCCTTAGTCACCGATGAGCACGATACATCGATCAACCAGGTCATCGATATCTTTAATTCGCACGATAATATGAACGTTCAGTCAGGCTCTGACAATACAGGGCCTCCGAGCGTTACTATACCGTAAAAAGGAGACCAAGATGAGATATAAGGTCCTTTCATTGATCTTCGTCGCGATGCTGATCGCGACGCAAGCGCGCGCGACTACGAGCCCTACCCCGACCGCGAGCCCGACGCCGACAGTGACAGCTACGCCGACAAACACGGCGACAGTTACGACGACGCCGACCGTGACATATACTTATGTCCCCATCCAGCCGACGCCATCGGCGACCTCGACGCCGACCCCTGTCCCGCCGACGCCGACCGTTTCGCCGACGCCGCAATCGACGCCCGGCGCTAACGGGTGGCTTACTCAGGCTTGGCGCGTGCTAGCTATCGCGCCGCCAGGAGATCAGACAGTTCAGCTCAGTGTAACGAGCGGCGCCGCGGGCAACGTCAATCTTCCTAACGTCCCTGGTTATACGACCGCGGTCCAGTCATTTGACCTGACATGCGGCGCGCCAGGTTCGGCGGGTACTGGGATGTTGACCGTCACAGGCGTACGTGGCGAAGGGCTTATCTATACTTATGCGGAAACGACGTCAGGGGTAAATATCGTCAGGCGGTTTGGCCCGTTGCTAGGTTCGGCGTCGAAGGGCATCGGCGCTTATATCAACTTCGCTATCGGAGCTGTTGGCAGTGGCGCCTCATGCTCGCTTAACATCGAATATAGCTTCGAGGGCTAACTGGTGGAAAGATTTGCGAACGCGGCCGCTTCTACGCTGACA